CGGCCTTGCAAATGATGAATGAGTATGCAGGTTTTAGCACATTGTTTGATTCTTATACTTGGTCGTTTCAACGTGAGGTAAATAGATTACGTGTTCCTCTTAATGCGTCCGATGGTAGTGTTTTAAAGTCAAAGACACGGTTGATGGCAACTGATCTTGTTACTATATGGTCAGTGACATCTGGAAAAAAATTAGAATCTGCAGAACCTGCTCTAGCTAATGTGATGGATGGTGTTAAGAGGCATATGTTGGGGTATAAAGACATACAAATTGGTCAAGAGACGAAGCAAGTTACTCATAAGGCTGAGTCTCATGTTGTTGTTAGAGATGATATTCATACAATGTTAACCAACTCTCTTAAGATGGCGATGAAAGTTCGGGAGTTCTTTATACCGGACTTAGAAGCAATAATAATTGCCATGCTTGTTCATGGAGCCCGTATGAAAATGGAGAGAGGGTTTATGATTTTAGTAGGGCACAAATGGTGGCATGGAGGTGCTCTTTATTTAGCTAATCATTTCTGTGCATTTGGAGATGATATGGTTTGGATTGATTTCGATATATCGGGCTTTGATACGGCTACGCTTATGCATTTATTGTGCGTTACAGCTCGGGCTACAATTCAATATTATAGATTTGATACACCAGAAGATAGACAAATATTTGAATTTTTGTTGAATATTGCTACAAAAAATATTTCACAGCATAAAGCTTTATTACTCAGTTTGGTCTGGGTTATGATATTTGGAGTTATGCCATCTGGAGCCTATGAAACGAGCCATTTTGATTCTTACCTGTGTGCCTTGTGTTACTTTCTTTTCTTTTCTTGGAAATGTAAAAGGAGTGTACAGTTTGCTTTGGCGTTTTATAAGCTTATGCGACAAAAGAAATTTGCGTTAGGAGTGTATGGAGATGATAATCTCCTAGCGTTGGCCAAGGTGCTATGGGATCTTACTAGTGAGCAGGAGATCAAGATGTTCTTCCTTAATTATGGTCATTATGTGATAAGGGACTTTCATGTTCATTTTAAGTTCTTTTCAGAGTATCGTTCAGGATATATAGTAAAGAAACGATCCGTTTTACTTCAAAGGTACTTTGTTGAGAATAATAATAATAAAAATTTTCCAACTGTTATGCAAGTTCGTTGTATAACAGCTACTGTTGCAAAATACGCTAAGAGAGTTACACGTAGTGATTTAGAGTATGCGTTGTCAGCTATGTCTATCCCATATGACAACCCTTATAATGAAGAGGCTTATGAGTTTGGGTTGTTAGCTCATACTTATTTTTCTGCATTTGTTAATCCGGATGATGTAAGCGTGGAAAATTTGGAAAAGATGATGAGAGATAGTCGATCAACTATGACCCAAGCCTTTAAAAAATGCAATATGACAGAAGAAGAGATTTGCATGGGTTTTCCTCCATTGGATGTCTTATATGAGAAATCGAAACCTAATTTCTTTAGATGGAAAGATATGACTGCATCCGATTTAGATTTTTAAGTAAAG